CTACATGAATCCGCATAACTACCTACATGAATCCGCATAACTACCTACATGAATCCGCATAACTACCTACATGAATCCGCATAACTACCTACATGAATCCGCAAATTTTACTACAAGACTTGACAATTGTAGGCAAATGTGATATAATGACAAAAAAGGAGTGAAAATATTCCATGCCGACATTAAAAAATGATTATTTGGTAAAAAAAAGAAATGTATTAAACGAAATAAGGGCAAACAGCATGACCTTGCAGGAATTACGGTTTTTCAGTATATATCTAAGTAAAATAAATTCAGATGATTTAAATACAAGGGTCGTACGTTTTTCAATATCCGATTTTCAAGCCATTATGGAGCTTGGAAGCAGATTAAAAATGGACGATATGGAAAAGGTAGCAAATAGTCTTCTGTGTAAAGTCGTAAAAGTCCCGGATGAACACGGTGGTTTTACTGCCTTTCAAATTTTTAAAAAATGTGTGGTTAGTAAAGACAAAAATGGCGAATGGTACGTTGAAATTGACGCGCATGATGACGCTTTACCTTTGATGTTCGAATTTAAAGAAAGGTTTTTCAGTTATAAGCTATGGAACGCCCTGCGTCTGAAAAGTTCTAATCAACTTAGGATGTACGAAATTTTAAAACAGTACGAACATATCGGGTCAAGGGTTTTGAAGGTTGAAGAATTAAAGGAATTACTCGGAATTAAAAAAAATGAATATCCGCGGTTCGATAATTTCAAAACAAGAGTACTTGACGCTTGCCAACAGGCTTTAAAAGAACATACCGACATTAAATTTACTTATGAGCCTCACGGAAAAACAGGAGTTGGTGGGAAAGTTTTTAATTTAAAATTTAATATCGAAAAAAATGAGGATTATGTGGATCAAATCACTTTGGCGATGTTTATAGACAATCATAGCGTGGTTGCCGATGACAACCGTTCCGAAGGATCAGAGGAAGAGGGAACAGAAGAATTGTCGGAGTACGACGAAAAAATAAACTTCCTCGCCGAAGCCTGCGGTAACGAATTTACACCTAATGAAATTATCGTGCTGTTTAAAGAAATGCAGAATAAATTACCGTATAGTTTGATTAGGGACGAAGTCAAATGTTATGATTATCTCAATGATAAATACCGCGAAATGATAATGAGGAATGACAGAACTAAAATAACTCACCGCTTCGCTTATTTGAGAAGCATAATCGGAAAGGATTTTGAGCCATGAAAACGATTAAACAAATCGCCGACGAAATAGGGGTTTCTAAGCAAGCGGTTTTTTACAGAATTAAAAAAGAACCGCTGTCAAACGTTTTGACGCCTTTTATATCAAATGAAAAGGGAGTGTTAAAAGTTGACTTTGACGGTGAAATGCTTATAAAAAAAGACTTCGACGGTGAAAGTATAGAAATGATTGACGACAATTTAACGTCAATTGACGGTAAAAAACCGTCAAAACCCAATAAAACAAACACCCTTTTTGACGGTGAATTTATTGAATTATTAAAAGAAAACATCCAAGTATTACAGGAACAGCTAAAAGTCAAGGATAAACAATTGGAATCAAAAGACAAACAAATCGAAGAATTAACTGTTACTATAAGATTACAAGCTGAAAGCATTAACGCCGCGCACAAAAATGAACTCGCCGAAACTATAATCGACGGCCGGCAAGTTCTGATTAACGGGGAACCTAACACCAACGAAGTTGAAGAAAAAAAGCGAGGATTTTTCAAGAAAAGATTCGGGAAAAAATAAAATCTGAATAAAAGTTATTAAAACCTGAATTTTTATTCAGATTTTAATACATTGTGAAGATAAAAAAAGGGTAATATGATAAAAAAATAACGCTTCGTTCCCTGAAAAACAGGAAAACGGAGCGATTTTTTGTGATTTTTGGGAATAGAATTATACAAAATTCGGGTTTTGGATAATTAGCGGTTTATAAAAGCAATAATTTGCTCTTTAACTTTATCCCATGTTGTAAGTAAAATTTCCGCTAACGGTTTAAACTTTCCCCATTTCAATTTAAATGAATAACTATATCTGAAAACATGCCTGAATTTTAAGTATTCACTTAATGTTAAATATGTATCTTCATTTATAACCGCTTTATCATAGATATTATTTAATAAATCCTGATGTGATTTACTGCTTTTCGGGACGAACCCGTCTATTTCTTTTATTAAATTTTCAAATATGCCTTCTACTCCCGTATAGAATGATTCTATAATATGACCCATTACAGTCATTTGGATCAAGTCCGGATTGCAATAATTCATATCTTTTAAGAATGAATCGTATTCGTGAAACAAAAGATCTATTTCACTTATATTAAATTCTATATTTTCAATAAATTCCTTACGCAACTTTAATCAACTCACCTTTTTTCAAAATAAACTGTACAAATCTATTTTCCTCGTCATCTAAATCGATCAAATCTATTTCGTGAAATAATTGCCGTCCCAATTCCGCTAAAACTTTAAAGAACAATCTATCTTCCAACCCTTTAACCGCTATATCTATATCGGAATCATCATTGAATTTTCCATTGACAACAGAACCGAAAACAAAAATTTCGGTACAGCCGTATTTTTTCAAGATTTCGCTTGCTTTTTCAATGTCCGTTTTGACTTTTGCCGGAAACATATTTATTATATCACTCAATTTAATCACCTTCGGTTTATCTAAGTTTTTTAAATATATCAAATATTGAAAATGTTGTCTTTCTATAAACCTTATTATACAACGCCTTCTTCGGGTTCCTGATCCAGCCCATGCCCTTTTTACCGTAAAGCGGATTGACGGCGCGTTTGACTTTGCGTTTTAACGCGCCCGTCGTTCGCGCTTTGACTGACTTTTTCAGCGAAGGTTTGCGAATCCCTATTTTCATTATTTAACCCATCCTTTGGCTTTATATGCCGCATAAGATTTTTCGTATGGAAACATACCGTAATATTTTTTGTTAGAGCATACTTTGCACGGACTGGATTGATCATAAACTTTCCAGATTTGCATTTCTGTATTTTTTTCAGGATTGCAATGACGGCATTTTTTATCGGTATGATAAATCAAAGACTCTTGATTCATCCATACGATTTGCTCTTTCACCGTTTTTTCTTTTTGCGGAACAGGATTTTTTTGTTGAGATTTATCAGTTAAAATACAAACAATACCGCTGAAAATAAAGACAACACATCCGACAATTAAACTGCTTATATTTTCAGTATCGGAAAATAATACTAAAAAACCGATAATGCCAAAAGCAATCAAACCAATTCCAATAATAAACAGTTTTCTTTTCACAGTCAAAACCTCCGATAAGTTTTAATAATAATTTTGTTTATTTATCAAAAAATTTCGCTTTCCAACCCCAATTATAACAAACTTTCCAAAATAAAGCAATGATATAGGATAAAAAAATAATAAAAACAGAATTAAAAATCAGAAAAGTTTACAAAAAATTAATAAAAATGAACAAAAAAACCTTGAAGTAATTATATATATATTAGAATATATATATAATTACAGAGACAGCAAAAATTTCCAGTGATAGAAATAAAAACAAAAATTATGAACGAGAGAAGGGAACGGCACAAATGATTAACGAAACACTTAAACAATATCTTGACGACAACGGATTAAAATATAAATACATAGCCAGGAAAGCAAATATTCCACGACCAAGATTTTCATATATGGTGAACGGGAAGCGAACTATGACGACCGAAGAATATTTCAAAATCTGCGACGTACTCGGGATTTCGGAAAATTTTTTGCGGAATTATAAGAGAACCACCGTTTAAAAAGCGTGCTGACAGTTTTGTAAGTACGTTTTAATTTTTTTAATTTTTGGAATGATGATTTTTACATATTTTCATTTTTGCGTTTGATGAAGTTTTTGCCGTTAATACTTACGGAGAAAATAATATCGGTGAATTTTCGGCTTGTCTTTTTCAACTCGTAGGAAACCAAAATATCGGATTTTTCGTTTATTTCCCTTACGCCTGTGTCAATAACCTTATTAATAAAATCGTGCATATATTTATATTTTTCTACACAACATAAAATTTCGCGCAAATAATCGAGTTCATAAGAAAATTCACCTTGTTCATCTCTGGTTATTCCATTATCGCACTTTAATATTTCATAAATACGGATAGCGTAAAAACTGTTAAACTCTAATATGTTTTCAAGTTTATACTGCGTAAACCACGCATTTAGTTCTAATACATACGGAGCTATCTGTTCAGACAATTTTAGCGTAATATTCCCATTTCCATCATAACTTGCTAATTGAATCCATTGGAATGATTTCCACGGTTCTTTTGGGTTATCAGTTTCAACGCTGACAATTCTTTTCAATAAATTTTTACAGATTAATTTTACATCACGATAAAGATTTTTTGCGTCTATGCCTAAAAACTTTGCTAAATCTTGAATCCGGCAAGTATATGTTTTTAAATCTTTATGTTCCTTTGCAACCTGCGTAATTAATAACCGTAGCAATCTCGCTTCAGATAAAGTCATTTCCTGTTTTCCCTTGACAATATTATTCGCCATTACCGTATAATACTTTTTGTCGTATACTATCAATTTATTTTCCATAACGCACCTCAAAATTAATTTTATTATATAATACTACAAAATATTACATAAGTCAATATATGTCATATTAAGTTTACAAAAATGTATAAATCTCATTGTGGATAACTTTGTGGGTAACTTTTTTTGACCATCAAAAGGTCATAGTTCAGACCATCAAAAGGTCATAGTTAACCATCAAAACCTCGTAGTTAACCATCAAAACCTCGTAGTTAAAATCCGCATTTCTCGCAGTTCCTACATACATACGCGTGCGCGCGTACGCGCGCGCTAAACGTATCTAAGTATATTTAAGTAGTTATATATTAGAAGTATGCGCTTCGCGCGATACCTAATCTAAAAAAAGAAAGGTTTAAAACATGATAAACGATAAACTGAAACAATATTTGTCTGACAAAGGCATAAAACATTCATACATCGCGGGCAAAATTAATATTCCGCAAAATATATTTTCGTATATGATTAACGGCAAACGTAAAATAAAACCCGAAGAATTTTCAAAAATTTGCGACGCGCTCGGCGTATCGTCCGAGGAACTGCGGAATTATAAACCATTGTAAAAAATAATAAATGAGTGTGCTGATGTACGCTTTTAAATTTTCGATTTTTAAAATGATGATTTTTACACATTTATGTATGGAGGCGAAGGCCATGAATATAAAAAATATAGAGAATATTATATACGAACAGCAGAAAATGCCGCTCGGCGGATTGAAACGGGTCGAAAAGATCAAAAATGTACGACCGCGGCGGCGGCAAAAAAAGGGAAAGTGGCATGAGTAAATAAGGAGGAGTAAAAATGAACGACGAAAATAAAATAGATATGACCCGCTGTGATCAATATTACGGCAAGATTGGGAATTATTACTATGCAAAACACAGCATTTGCGGGACACCCAAAATGTGCAGATCAATTGATGGCAAACTATGGGAGGATCTCGACGACGAACCGCAACCGCAACCATTTCCTCCGTCGGTACCGCAGAAAGACGTTCGTAAACCGAACAAAGACGTTCGTAAACCGAACGTCTGGGAACGGGTGGCGAAGGGTGAGATTTATTGGTATATTCAAGTTGATGGATCAATACAAGACATTGTAGAAAAACATAATTGCAGCCATAATGGTATGTATGATTTCGGCAATTATTTTCAAACTGTAGCCGAAGCCGTCTACTACCGCGACCTGTGGCAGTTACAGGCGGAGATACGGCGGTGGAAGTGGGAGCACGATGGAGCGGAGTTAGATTGGGACGATTGGAGCACAAAAAAATATCATATTATGTTTGAACATATGTGTAAAGAATTGATTATTACCGATTTTAACTTTTGCGAAACAATATTCACGCCCTATTTCTCCACCCGCGAACTCGCGCAGGAGTGCATAGAGGTGTTTAGGAGTAGGATTATTGATTGTATCAAAAAAGGACGTGATTTTGAGTGATTGAAAAAAATTTTGAACAAGAATTAAAAGAATTAATAAACCGGCACAGCATAGAAAACGAAAGCGATACGCCTGATTACATTTTGGCACGGTATATATTGAATTGCCTATACTCTTATTCCTGTGCGGTTAGAACAAGAGATCAATTTTTTGGATTCGAGCCTTGGAAGCGTATACATAAAAACTTAGAAGAGGACGGTGACGCGCAATGACAAACTACGAATGGCTGAAAACACTGACGGTGGATGAAGCTTTAGACGAACTAAATAATTTCTGCGAAAAATTCATATGTTATGATTTCAGCAATAAAAACAGATTTAGTCGAGGTGCGTTTTTATTTGATTTATTGGCTTGGTTAGAATGGGAAAGGAATGAGGAGGATATATGATAATAAAATGGATTTTAATAATATTGGGCGGAGCTATCGGATTATATGTTCTTGTTTTCGGCATATTCTTGTTTATCGATCAAGTTATACAGCAACGCAGGTTATATGATTTAAAATTCCGGATAATGTTTGATGAAGATGAAAGAGAAGAGGAGGAAAGGAGCGAGGAAGATAAATAACAGACATATATATCGCGGGAAACGGGTTGACAATGGCGAGTGGGCTTTTGGGTGCAATTCGTATGACGGCGCTGGCAGAAATACGATTGATGTAATTAACAATCTTGATGAATACGAGGAAATGTTTGTCATCGACCCCGACACGCTCGGACAATGCACGGGGCTTAAAGACAAGACGGGTACGTTGATATGGGAGGGCGATATAATACAACAGCAAATAAATGATTACGTATGCGAACGTAGGGCTATCAAATGGGATGACAACACGGCGAGTTTTATTTGCGGTGCAATCAATAACATTAGATATTATATTTTCGCCGATACCGAAACTATTGAAGTCATCGGCAACATCCACGACAATCCGGAACTGTTACGGGAGGGTGAGAACGGTGAAACTTGAGGAAATATCAAAACTAATTGAAAAAAGGAAAGAATATAGCGATTTATATTTTGCATTAAATAATGACCCGAAAATTGATATAACATACAAGGGTAAATACGGCGGTTCGTCATTTTATCACACAGAAGATATTGGAATTATTGTATCAATGAAATCATATTGTGTCATACAACTCGCCGACATCGAAGCGCAGTTACGTGAATTAGGGATCGAGGTTGATTAAAGCAGAAGGGAATGATGATGATGAAAAATTATAGATACGTCGAAGATCGACGAGAGGGCAACGCCAACGGAGTTGGCGATATATTTTATATAATCCAAGTCAGCGAAGCCGGTATCCATGAGGCGGTTTTCAAGGGGTACCTGAATCATAAAAACAGAACGGTCACGCTCTACCCGCACAAGTGTATAATTTTCGGCATAGATGATTTTGAGAAAAAAATTATAGATTCCGACGACGTGTTGTATAAACAAAATTTATATAAACAGTAATTGACAGGTTTAAAGCGAACCTGTTTATTTTTCCCAAAAAACGCCTTCGCGAGGCGTTTTCGGACTTGCATAGGGTATTAACTAATCAACCATTCGGGGGTGAGCGGTTCATTATAACGAACCGATAAATGAGGGAAAAGAAGTATATTTGCGGGGGTTTTATGCGTGCTCACGTGTACCCTGCACGCCGATCAGCGCGGGGGAAGCGCGGAAACCGTTGTCATGTCACGACCGAGATTCAGGCGAAATTGAACGAGAAGAACGCGTTTCACAAAATTTCGGATCTCTTTCACACGAATTTCACCGCCGAGGATCTCTCAATCAGGTTTTCATATTCCGACGGCGATATGCCGCAGACGGTTGACGACGCGCAGCGGAATATTCAAAACTATATCCGGCGAGTCAAACGGCGTTACAAAACCGAAATTAAATTAAAGTACATCTACATCACCGAACAGGCGAAGTCCGGCCGCATACATCATCATCTCATCATTTCGGGCGGGAATCTGACGCGTGACGAACTGGAAGGTATTTGGAAGTTCGGTTACTGCAATTCGCGGCGGTTGCAGTTCAATGAAAACGGACTTGCGGGGCTTGCGCATTATTTCACGAAGGAGCCGGCGGAAAAGGAAAATAAAAAAATCATCCGCCGCTGGAACACATCGAAAAATTTGAAACAACCGAAAGTGCGGACGAACGATTACCGTATCAGTAAAAAAACGGCGAAACATATAAACGATTATCCGAACGACCACGAATATATTGAGTCGTTATATCCGGGTTACAGTCTTGCGCGTTGCGAATCAAGTCCGTTAAACGATTTTTCGGCGGGTATATTTTTGACCATTTATCTCTACAAAAAGAAGGTGAAAAGATGAAAAAGGACATCACGCGGGATTACGCGACGGACGCGTTCCGGCTTTACGCCGCGCTGGGGAAGCCGACTTCGCCGGCAGCGTTGAAAAGCGGGATGTGTCAGCCGCTGCTGCTCGACGTTTCGGCGGTGAACGAAACGATTAAAAAATTAATTAAGGACAATAAAGGGTACATCGTCAAGGCGGTGGAGGGCGTTTATTTCACGCTGCCGGACGATGTTCTGAAAAAGGGCGACATAAGTATGCGCGTAATTAAAATGGCACGTGAGCTGTACGCGACGGAGGACACGGTATATAAATGGCTGCGTGAAGCGCGGACAATATTTTCGATATTTAGAGGGTTAAGGCACGACGAATACAGACAGTATATAGGGAAAACGTCATTATTATAAACTTAAAAGTTTATAGTAGTAGACGTTTTTTTTTTGGTATGATGATAATGGTGAAAAAAATGAAAGAATGGGCGAAGGCGTTTTACGAATCCAAAGCATGGCGGCGGACGCGTCAATACATCCAAGACCGCGACAACGGTTTGTGCGCGAGGTGCGGCGGAATCGGCGAGATCGTACATCACATAAAATACTTGACACCTCAAAATATCGGCGATCTCGAAATTTCGTTGAATCCGGAAAATCTCGAATTAGTATGCCGCGAATGTCACGGTGTAGAACATGAGGGAGAATATCCGATCGACGGCGGGTTGATGTTTGACAGTGAAGGGAATATCGTTGTAAAGGCAGGGCGAATGTGTGAGTGATATTTTCACGATAAGAGTTTACACTACAAGCAACGCGATTGAATATGAGATAAAAACCGAAGCCGAAAACCTAAGCGATGTTATCGCCGAAGCGATTGAGGACAACAGTGTTTTACTTTTCGACACAACGAACGAAACAAAATTATTATTAAACTTTTTTAATATTGTCGCGATAGAAATAATAAATACCCCCCAGTCTTAAAAAAAGCCCTTTCCGTTTCCTGAACCGCTATATGAGTCCGGTGGGGGATTGCTCTCGCGTATATAGACCCCCCCTACCTAACCAAAAACTAATCGAGAAAGTGAGTGTAAAAATTTGGACGCTACATCTGATTATAATGCAAGGATTAACACGGAGATAAAAAGATTAAAAAGGTATACCAAAAACATATCGAAAAATGATATTAAAATCGCGGAAAAGTTAATAAATCGCGCCGCTTTTATGCTCGTTTCTCTTGAAAATATGGAAGAGCAGATCATAACCGATGGTATACAAGTTGAAATGCAGCAAGGCGAATATAAGATCAAAATTGCCAACCCGCTTATAATGAAATACAACACGACAATCAAAAATTATTTAACCGCTATCAAACAATTATGCGAAATGTTACCTGATGAAGTTAATTATGAACTCGGCAACGAGTTATTAAAATTCGCGATGAAACCTAAGATACTAAAAAAATGAATTACGTCGCCGAATATTATAACAAAATAGAATCGGGGGAAATAATAACAAGCCGCAGGGTTTATTCGATATACAAAAAACTCGTTGAACCGCATGATAAATACTACTTCGATGAAGATGAAGGCTCTCGCCCGATTGAATTTATTGAAAAATTCTGCAAACATTCACAAGGAATTATAGGGCAACCGTTTCAATTAGAGTTATTTCAAAAAGCATTTTTACAAGCACTTTTCGGGTGGCTTGAAAACGAAACCGGTTTCCGAAGGTTCAAAGAAACGTTATTCCTTGTGGGGCGTAAAAACGGCAAAACAACGTTGCTCGCCGCGCTTGCTTTATATCTCTTGATTTGCGATTATGAGGGAGCGGCGGAAATATACTGCGTCGCGACAAAGAGCGATCAGGCGAAAATCGCGTTTAACGCGGCCGTAAATATGCGTAAACAATCGCCGGAATTATTCAGCGGGACAAAGAAACGCCGAAGCGATATTTATTATCCGCTGACAGCTTCAATTTTTGTGGCGTTAGCATCCGATTCCGACACGCTTGACGGGTTAAACTCGCACGGAGTCATCATCGACGAGCTTCACGCCATACGCGATCGGAAATTATACGAGGTTATGAAACAATCGACATCGTCGCGCCGGCAGCCGATTATAATTATGATCACCACAGCCGGAACGGTACGGGAAAACATCTACGATGAAATGTATCAATACGCCTGCGACATAGTGGACGGGAAAAAGACGGATGACGAGTTTTTGCCGATATTGTACGAACTTGACAACCGCTCCGAGTGGACTGACCCGCAAATGTGGGCGAAAGCAAATCCCGGACTCGGCACGATTAAACAATATAAGTCCTTAATGTCATTTGTCGAGAGGGCAAAAAAAAAGCCGGAGGATTTACCGGGGGTATTATGCAAAGATTTTAATATCCGCGCAAACGAGTCAACAACTTGGCTGACGTATGAGCAAATATACAACGATTTAACTTTTGAAATGGAGTATGTTTACAACACTTACGCAGTGGGCGGCTGCGACTTATCGGCAACAACAGATTTGACTTGCGCGACATTATTAATCCGCAAGACGAACGATAATTTTATATACGTTGTACAGCATTATTTTCTCCCGCAGTCGAAAATTGACAAACTCGACGAGCATAACACCGCCGAAGCCCCGTATAAGATATGGGCGGAACGCGGGTTATTAACTATTTGCGAAGGCAACCGCGTAAATTATTCGCAGGTTACGGACTGGTTCAGGCAAATGAGGGACGAATATAAAATCGATCCAATACGGATAGGTTACGACAGAGCGTTAGCCGGTTACTGGGTGGATGAAATGAAATCAAACGGGTTTGCGATGGAGGCCGTCGCGCAAGGACCGTTTACATGGAGTCAACCGATGAGGGAAATGGGCGCGGCGTTCGATGGAAAAATTGTTAATTACAACATGAATACCATGTTGTTATGGTGTATGACGAACACAGCCGTTAAAAAGAGCGGCGTAAACAATATTCAACCGGTTAAAATATCAGAGCGACGGCGTATCGACGGCATGGTGTCGTTATTAAACGCGTGGGTTATTTATATAAAATACCATGACGATTTTATGTACAGTGTGGGGTGATAGTTTGGGATTATTAGATAAAATATTCGGTAAATATAAGGATAACGGTAAAAATTCCGATGGAAACAGTCCGCAAGTATTAACGGATTATAAGTTTATAAATCTGGGCGACGCGACGAATACATCGTTTATGGGCAGTGAATGGGATATTTCAACCGTCCGCGCGGCGGTGACAGCGTTCGCGAAACACGCGGCAAAAATAACGCCGCGGCATATCCGGCGAACTGAGGGGGCATATGTGTTTGTCGATGATGAATTTGACCGGATATTACAGTACGCCCCCAACCCATACATGAACTCCTATAATTTTTATTATAAAATCGCCGTAGCGTATAAACTTGACAACAACGCTTTTATTTACCCCGTCTGGGATGAGGGCAGGCTGACCGCCTTATATCCCGTAATGACGCGGCAGGTAAAAATAAAAGAAATCAAAGGCGTTACGTACTGCGTATTCCAGTTTCAAACGGGAAATATTTATTATATCCCATACGATGAAATCATTCACATTAAAAACCACTATTACGAAAATGAAATTTTCGGTTCAAACAACAAAGCGTTAAGCACGGTATTAAAAACGGCTCGGACATTGAATCAAAGTATCAGTAAATTCGCGGAATTGATTTCGGTTATAAGAGGGATATTGAAAACAACGGTTACCTCGAAAGATGAAGATTTGAATAAAAAGCGAGATGAATTTGTACGCGATAATTTACGGATGGATAACAACGGTTCGGGAATAATCGTCACGGATAATAAATACGATTACACGCCGATCCAAGATAAAACAACGCCTGTCCCCGCGTCACAATTGACTTACATACAAAATGAAATTTACGATTATTTCGGGATAAATTCGCATATTATACAAAATAAATTTACTGAATGGGAATGGAACGCGTTTTACGAGGGCGAAATCGAACCGTTTTGCATACAGCTTTCACAGGCGATGACAAATTGTTTTTTCACGGACAGAGAACGCGGATTCGGCAACGAAATATTCGCGGAAGCTAACCGTCTACAGTACGCGAGTATGTCGTCGAAAATTTCGGCGGCGACTTTCCTTGCAAATTTGGGCGCAGTTTCGGTCGATCAGATACTTGAAATATTCAACATGGCTCCGATCGGCGGCGAGGAGGGCAAACGCAGGGTGCAGAATTTGAATTTTATCAATTCAAAACTCGCCGATCAATATCAGAGCAATAAAACAAACGAATCTAACGAGGAGGAAAATCAAAATGATAATCAAGAAGGATAGAGAGTACAGGTCAATTAATACTTTCGGTATTGATGAAAATGACACTAAACTTATTTTGCGCGGTACGCCGATAGTATTTAATACCGCTACAGTCATGTGGGAATGGGACGGCGTGAAATATTACGAAACGATTGAAAAAGACGCTTTGAAAGAGGCTGATTTAAGCGATTTTATATTTAATTTCAATCATGGCGGACGCGTTTACGCCCGAACGAAAAACGGATCGCTGAAATATGAAATCAATGATCTCGGAATGAACTGCGTTATAGAATTAAATTCAGAAGATCAGGGGCATAACGAGTTATACCGTGATATTAAAAGTAAACTGCTCGATAAAATGAGTTTCGCATTTTCGGTTTCGGAGGATAAGTACAACAAAGATACTCACACTCGGACGATAACGAAAATCAAAAAAATTTACGACATTTCAGCGGTGGATTTTGCCGCTTATAATGATACAAGCATTTCAGCGCGTAATTCTTTTCAAGAGGAGTTTTTGAAAGAAGTGCAGGAGCAGCATAAAAAACGGCTGATATTTAAAACTTATTTCTGACGCAAATGTATTTGCGATAAAATTATTGGAGGTAAAAAATATTATGAAAATTAAAAAGAGAATGTTAGAAATCAAGGCGCGTATAAAGGAAATCCGTAAATTAGTAGAGGAAGATGAAAATGCAAACATTACGGAATTAGAAACGGAAATCCGGACATTAGAAACGGAGTACGAAAAACTTGAACAACGTTTATTTGCCCTTGACGATTTAAACAACGGTATTACGCTGACCGGCGAAAATCCTGTTGCCCCAGAACAACGGACGGCTGAACCGTTTGATCAGGAAGTTGAATACCGTAACGCATGGTTAAAAACTTTGTTAGGCAGACAATTGACTGAAAATGAACTACGCGCATATACCACGGCGGCCGGATCAGCTCTGCCGATCATACCGGAAGCGACGGCGAACGCGATTATCAAAAAGATGTACGAAGTCGCGCCGATACTGGAAAAATGTAAAATATTCCACGTGCCGGGCAATTTCAAATTTGCCGTTGAGGACGTAAACGATCCGGCAGCATTACATACGCAAAACACGGCAATCACGGTCGCAGGCGACAAATTAGGGGAGGTTAGTTTAACAGGATATGAAATTGTAAAACTTGTCAAAGCGTCCCGCGCTTCTTCGGAAATGGCGTTGTCAGCGTTCGAAGCCTATATCGTGGAAGTTGTCGCTGAATCAATCGCGCGTCAAATCGAAAAACTCATTTTCACCGGCACGGGCAGCAACCAGCCGGGTGGCGTTGCACAGGGCGGAATGGGTACAAACGGCGCGTACACAGACGACGTAGATCAGGTTACAATCGGCGCTACCGTGAACGTTACGGAAGCGAACGTAACAAAAATGTACGGAATGTTACGCAGCGGTTACGAGCGCGAAGCGCTTTGGGCGATGGGTAAAACAACGTTTTTTGCGGATTTCTACCCGCTGATGAACCTCAACAAAAATAACATTATAACGTTTGCGAACGGTAAATATTATATCATGGGCGCGGAAGTGTATTTTACCGGATCGCTTGCGGCGGGTACCGTTTATTACGGCAATTTCAATTATATCATCGGCAATTTTTCGCAGGATATAACAATTGTCAAGAGCGAACACAGCGGACTCGCGACAAACAGCATTGATTATCTGGGTTCAAGCGTATATGACTCGAAAGCCGTTCCGAAACTCGGCGCGTTCGTCAAAATGGTGAAGGAAACAACGAAGGCTGCGGCTGCGGCGTAAATTCAAAAACTTTTTTAAATATTTTTAATAAAAAGTTATACATCATGATGAGGTGATAAGGTGATTTCAAAACCGTTTTTAAATGTTTTAAAACAACGTTTGCGAATAAACAACGATTCTTCGGACGGCGAATTATGCAATCTCGCCGAAGCCGCGAGAACCGAGTTAATTCTGGCGGGAGTAAAAGAAGATAAAGTCAACGACGAAAACGATTTATTAATAAGAACCGTAATCGTTACATACGTTAAAGCGTATTACGGTTTTGATTCACCGGACGCCGCCCAGTTACAAATCGTTTTTGAAAATTTCAAAAAGAAACTGGCAATTTCGAGTAAGTACGGTGATTGATTATGATGTGGCGCGACGTGGTTTATTTAATGCAGGAAATAGAATCGCTTGATTCTATGCGCAAAGTAACAAAATCATATGAAAAACGGCTTGTCTACTGCAACGAGAAGGGCGTAAGGCAATCGGAATTTTATCAAGCTGGTATTCAAGGGGACAAGCCCGAAATCATGCTTGATATCCGCGCGAATGAGTACAACGGAGAGTCGCACGTTGAGTATAAAAATAAAATTTACCGGATCATACGCACATATCCAAAACCGAATGAAATTATGGAATTAATTTGCACGAGTATGGTTCATAAAAGCGGTGTTCAATGATAGAAATGAGTGATTTATATGCCTACCGAACAGGAAATTGTTGATGCCTATTTATCAACATTAAAAAAAACAAAAAAAAAATCTAAAGGTACAGGCTTTAATATAACTTTTACCGATTATTCCGAAAATGAAAAGAAAAAAATTCAATCTTTATCCAAAAAGGCCTTGAACGCAAGCGGTAAAGTCATACGGGCCAAAATTCTCGAAAAAATTCCCGAACGGACCAAATCACTTAAAAATCATATCGCGAGCTGGGCTTTTATCAATAAAACTACCGGACAACCAACAATACAAATCGGGTTTTACGGATGGCAGAAAGTCCGGAAGCGTGGTAAAAAACCGTCGCACGCTAACCCTCATTGGATCGAATTCGGCACGAAACCACACAAAATTAGGGCTAAAAATGCGAAAGCAATGGGTTACAACGCTGATTTTTTTGGAAGCGAAGCAGATCATCCAGGACAAAAAGCAACGAATTTGTTACGTAACGCCGTTTACGACAACATCGCCGAAATAAAAGCGGCGCAAATGGAATATCTTGCGGAAATCGAAAAATTGACCGAACCGCCGAAGGAAGAAAACGAGGTGCCCGAAGATGATATTTGATTTACATCAATACAAAACCAAAGATTTTATTGAAATTCTTGTCGCGTTTATAGATCAATATCTCCCCTGTTACTATGAATACGCGCCATCAACCGCCGCGCCGCAACTATACGCAGTGGCGAACGGTTTCCACGAAAGCGATATTAGTTACGGGTGTTTGACTAATTTTTATATTGATTTATACACCGATGAAAAAATACCAAACGCAACGGAAAACCTCGAAATAATAACGGATAAGCTGCGTTCGGCGATTTCAAACGAAATATTCACGAAACCATTGAGTTTTTACGCGCACGTCGGTGTTGACAACCGTATCAACGTTTACGACAAAGAATTTGATTTATGCAACAGAAAAATAACTTGCACGGCAAGAATATTTTATTATTAGGAGGTGAACCCCACCTATGGTGGGGGGCAAATGCCAACAGTAAAAAATTTAACTGTAGAATCGGTTAAAAAAATACAGATAGACGAAGGATTAATCTTTTTAAATTTCGGAATACCCGCAAAAGAACGATTATTCGCGCCGACGCGAGGCGGCGGCGAGTTCAATGTAACTAACGTCGTCAGAGATATAGAATTTGACGGTCGGCGGGGAAAAACAAAAAATATGCAGGTCGTCGAAGAACAGGCGGCAAATTTAAAAGTAACCGTTATAAACTCGTCGCAGGAAAATCTTGCGCTCGGAATCCCCGGCGTTGAGATAAAAAACGAAGGCGAAAATATTATATTGACTAATTCAGACGACGGCGGAATAATCGACCCGGAATCATATATTGAAAACGTTACCATGTTCGCGAAGTGCGTTGATAAAACATATAAAAAAATCATCATAAAAAACGCGCTGCATGAAGGGGCGTTCGCGTTCAAGGCAGTTCCAAAAGCGGAAAACGAACACGCGCTTGATTTCGGAGCACATTTCAATCCGTTCGACACAACCGAAAAAATATGGCGGGTTGAAGATATAGCTGCGCTGCCAGTCACGCCGGCGCAGACACCGCCGCCGAAGGAAGGACGAGGCAATGCTGAAAGTTAAAATTATACCCGTTCTCGCGGGCATGGTTTCAAAAATCGACCTGCAACCCATTATAGAGCGCATGAAAACAATCGATATTACCGAAAATCAGACGACAGAAGAACAAGCGATCATGACGTTTGAAATTATCGCGGCGGTCACGCCTCAGCTCGGCGGAATCGCGGAAGATATTCCGCAGCTGATCGCGCTGTACAAAGAAATCACGGTCGAGGAAGCCGGGGAACTTGATTTTATCGAAATAATCAAGGAATTAATAGGCGACAAAGGCATAATAAATTTTTTCGTTACTGCGCTGCGAAGGAAAGCAGCGCAAGAAGCCTAAGTTTATTATCGAAATATTACGATTTTAACTTAATAGGAGAGCTGCCGCTGTCACATCTCGACAGCTTGATTTCATACGCCGTCGATAAGGAACTGGAACAAATGGCATTGCCGTTGTGGCTTATTCATTATCTGACTTCGGCGTTGTCCGGTAAAGAGCATATTGATTATTCCGAATATATCGGGAACATAAAAGGCAGTTTCACTACAAACAAACCCGAAAACAAATCACCCGAAAAAATCATTGAAGACATTATGCCGATAGTGGAACATTACCGAAATTCACAAAGGGGTGATGATTAATTTGGCAAGCATTTTTTCTTTGTTCGGCGAAATTTTCATAGACAACGAAAAAGCCGATAAAAGTATAGAGCAGACCACGGAAAAAGGTAAAAAAGCGGGCGTTGACATCGGGTCGGCGTTCGGAAATATAGTCAAGGGCGCGGCGGCGGTCGGTACCGCCGTCATCGGCGCGGCTTCGGGACTTGCGGCAGGCGCGTTATCGATGATAAACAGCACCGGACAAGCCGCCGATCACATCGACAAACTTTCCGAGCGCACGGGAATCAACCGCGAGGAACTCCAGCGGTGGGAATACGCGGCGAAACAATCCGATATGAACATCGACAGTTTGACGAACGGCATTAAAAAATTCGGTTCCGTCATGGAGGACGCGAAAGGCGGCAACGAAAAAGCTGTCGCTTCGATAGAAAAGCTCGGATTGTCTTATGAAGAGCTTGCGCAGCTCACGCCGGAGCAGCAGTTTGATAAAGTGGCAGTGGCGCTCGCGGATATGGAGGCGGGATCGGAGCGTAACGTCATAGGCAACGAGCTTCTCGGCAAGACGTACACGGAAATGATCCCGATGTTGAACTCCGGAAGCGAAGGGATCGCGGCTTTGAAACAGGAAGCCGACGACCTCGGGCTTGTGATGGGCGAGGAAGCGGTCAAGTCAAGCGTCAAATTCAGCGACACGCTTTTAAAAATCAAAGAAGCGGGAAGCGGGCTTGTAAATCAAATCAGCGGAGCGTTGGTTCCGGTATTTCAGCAGATAGCGGACAAGGTTCTCGAACATTTGCCGAAAATAATGGAAATCGTCGATAAAATAACGCCAATTATAACGGAACTGTTCGAAAAAATGCTTCCGCCGCTGTTCGAACTCGCTGAGCAATTAATCCCCGTTATTATGGATTTGATCATGCAGCTATTGCCGCCGATCATGGAAATAATATCGGAGATTCTGCCGGTCCTGACGGAGTTAATCGTCATGTTACTACCGCCTATAGTTGAAATTGTTTCGATGATTTTACCGTTATTGTTGGATTTGATCAAACCGTTATTGCCGTTGCTGCAACCGATATTGTCGTTGTTACAGCCGTTCATAGACCTGATAATGATGTTGATTGAACCGCTCGTTGAATTGTTGAATTTGATACTGCCGCCGCTGATAGCATTAATAGTAAAAATAATTGAAGTTGTCATCCCGCCGTTAAAAGAAGGATTAAAAATTGTAGCGGATGTTGTAGCCGGCGCGTTTAAAGCGGCGTTTGATACTATTTCAAATGTTTTTACAACAATCAAGGACGTTTTAAGCGGTATAATCGATTTTATAAAAAACATTTTTACGGGCAATTGGAAGGGCGCTTGGGAAGCCGTCAAGAAAATTTTTACAAGCATTTTCGACGGTATAAAAGAAGCGTTTAAAATCCCGATAAACTGGATCATCGACGGTATAAACTCGTTTATACGCGGTTTAAACAAAATTAAAATCCCCGACTGGGTTCCGCTTGTCGGCGGAAAGGGATTTGACATCAAAGAATTTTCAAAACTGCGTATCGGGCTTGAATACGTCCCATATGACGATATGCCGGCGATCCTGCACAAAGGTGAACGCGTCCTCACCGCGTCCGAAAATAAAGAATATAATCAGGTCAAAAGGGAACTGTCCGAGAAGGTCGGAGAAAACAACATCCTCGTAAATATTTATTTAACCATCGAGAATTTTATCAATTCGTCCGACAAGGATTTGAGCGAACTGATCGATACGGTCATGGAGATGATACAGGAAAGAATCAGGAGGAAAGGGGTTGCGTTCAACTGAATTATTTTGAGTTCAACGGCCTCCGATCCGATAATTTCGGGATAGTCATAAAAGATAAAAACGCCTTCGACGCGCCGGCACGCGACGTTACAAAACAGAGCATACCCGGGCGCAGCGGCGATCTGATTATAGACAACGGGCGGTATTTGAATATCGACGTTGTTTATAACTGCACAATTATTCCGGCCGTAAAAGGGAATATTGACAACATCAAAAAATGGCTGCTGTCCGACCCGGGCGCGTATTTGATTTTAAAAGATTCTTATAATCCGGACACTTTCCGTTACGCTTCGTGCGTGAACGCGTTCAATTTCGCAAATATTAAATTCGGCGTGGGCGACGGCGATATTGTGTTCAACTGCAAGCCGTTCCGGTATTTGCTTTCCGGAAACACTCCGATCACTTTGAACACCGCGGGGAACGTATCAAATCCTACGCTGTACGCGTCACAGCCGCGCATAAAGGTTGTTGGCAGTGGAAATATATCACTAAGCATTAACAACGCGCTGTACGCGTTTACAGGCGTTTCTGGACATATTGAAATAGACAGCGAACTGGAATCCGTGTACAAGGACGCGGAATTGCAAAATAATAAGATGACAGGGTACCCGTTCCCGACGCTTAAATCGGGCAATAATTCGGTATCGTGGACGGGTTCTGTTTCATCCGTAGTAATTACGCCGAGGTGGGTGACGCTGTGAAACCAATACTGTACAACAAAAACGAAACCGTTTTTACCACTCTCGGGGTTGGTGTCCTAAATGAAACAACAAGCTGCGTCGGCACGGAGGAACGCAACGGGATCATCGAGGTAAATTTCAAATATCCGGTCAACGGCAGTTTTTACGATAAAATCGACTACGACAGTATCGTAAAAATAAAAATTAACGAATCCGGCAAGCCGCAGTTATTCCGGATTTACAAAATATCGAAACCGATTGACGGAATCGTGACCTACGACGCTGAACATATCAGCTACGAGCTGAATAAAAACCCTATCGCCGCGCTGACGGTCAACGGCGGCGCACAATCGGCATTACAAAACGTTTTAAATTCCGCCGTCGTGCCGCACGGTTACACCGCGCGGAGCGATATTTCGGCGAGCAAGTTTTATATTTTCACGCCACGCAGCGTCCGCGCGGCGATCGGCGATATACGCGATATTTACGGCGGGGAATTGGAGTTCGACAATAAAGAAATAATTCTGCACGCGAACCGCGGCGTTGATACGGGAATTAATATCTCATACGGCAAAAATTTAATAGGATTCAATCAGGATTTTGACGTATCCGGCGTGTTCACGGCAATATACCCCTACGTCGTCAAGGAAACCGAAAACGGCGATGTTACGGTCACGCTGCCGGAAAAATATATTTCCGCGCCCGGCGCGGGTAATTATTCATATATCCGGACAATGCCCGTCGATTTGTCAAGCGAATTTACAAACGAAGAGCTGACGGTCGCCGCGTTACGGCAGAAAGCGAACGAATTTTTGACGGACAGCGCGCCCATCGGCGAGCCGATGAACAATATCGTTATATCTTTCGTGCATTTGTGGCAGACGGAGGAGTACAAAAATGTTACTGCCCTTGAAAGCGTCAATCTGTGCGACATCGTCACGGTCAGGCATAAATTATACAACCTCACCGCAAAGGCGAAGGTTATAAAAACTAAATATGACGCGCTGAAAGAACGGTATATTTCAATCGAACTCGGCACGTCGAAAGAGGATTTGTCAAATTCGATTACAAAAGTTTACGATGAGAGCAAAAAAGCGAAAGAAAAAGCCGATGAGGCTGTAAGGATCGTAAAAAATACCGTAAAAAATATCGCCGAACTTATAATCGAAGTCGGAAATTTCGAAATGCGTTTGCAGCATACAGAAACGGCTGTTGACGGAATCCCGTACACGATCGAGGCGGCGATACTGGCGTCGCTGACGGACACGACGGGATTGATCAGAATTTTTGTTGAGGGCAAGAATTACATCACGAAGGCGCAGGCGGACGGCTCGTATTTGCAGATAACGAATTTGTACGCCGGAATCGAAACGTATATCAACACCTCAACCGGACAAGCAGCGGTAATATCAGCGGTGAGCAGCACATATCAGAAAATATCAGACATGAATAATTACGTGCTGACAAATTCGTTGAACGCGAGTATCGGACAGTACATTGACAGCTCGGCAGGCACTGCGAAGATCGTTTCGGCAGCTACCGGGACTTTTCAAAAGATTTCAGATATGGGCAATTATATATTGTCGTCGAATCTTGACACGCGTATCGGGCAGTACATCGATGGTACGACCGGCAAAGCAAAGATTATTTTGGCGGCAACAGGAACGTTCCAGAAGATTTCCGATATGTCCGGTTACGTAACAACAACATCGTTAGACACGAGCATAGGGCAGTATATAGACGGTACGACGGGCAAAGCAAAAATCGTTTCAGCGGCGACGGGAACGTTCCAGAAAATAGCCGATATGGGCGGTTATTTATTAACGACAAATTTAAATACGAGTATCGGACAGTACATTGATGGGCAAACAGGCAAAGCGAAGATTATTTCGGCTGTAAGCGGGACGTATGAAACAATTTCAAACGTCAGTACAATATCGCAAACCGTTACCCAACACGACGCGAGTATTAAACTTGTCGTTGGAGCGGGGAAGCTCGTCGGTTCGTCCGGAGCGGTAGACGCGAGTATAATCGTAACGGCGATCAACAATTCGGGATCAACCGTAATTATCAACGCCAACAAAGTGAACATATCCGGATTCGTGACGTTCACGAACCTGTCAACGGCAGGACAAACGACTATCAACGGCGCGAATATAAGTACCGGTACAATTCAAGTAAATAGATTAATTAAACAATTCGAATCAAGTACGGGAAATTTTTTAGACTTAGCAACCGCGATGATAGAATACAATTTGATAATACCTCGCTTGGTTAGCCGCGACAACAACGGCAACGTTCAATCAAATACGTGGCAGTATTCCAACCTCGCGCAAATGCGTCATATGTCGTCGTCCATATACGCCGATTTCGCGATACTCGCGCCCGGACGAATTATGTTGATACCGAACCGCGCCGGATTAGGTTCGCCGAGCAACGAAACGCAGGCGACGGACGCGTATCTTGGCGGGTACAGGATACTGACTTCGCGCGATTTAACAAGTATGGTTGCCGTGTTCGGCTAAGGAGGGACGGCAAAAATGCCGCAGATAACATTCAGGAACGTAACCTCGGTCGGATTTATCGTGTTGATTACCGGTTTGGATATTACCTATTCCGGCAACGACAGAACCGTGCAATATTTCCCGTCGGTAAACGGAGTACCGACCGGAACCAGCTATACGGTAGGTATTCCGGCGTATGTGTCGGAAGGCGGGACGTGGGACTTGACCAATTCAGGCGCGCCGCCGGGGTCAACGGTGACGTTTACCGCGATCATAAGATACAGCGGCGGACAAGTGAATCTGGGACCGAATTCGGTAATACAAACACCCCCGACGCGCCCGCCGTTATTCTACTGGGCGACAAACATACAAGCCGGAGCGCCTGTAACATCGAATCTGACAGCGTCCGAATGGAACAGGTTTATCGACACGCTGAACAAAACACGGCTGTATTATGATTACAAATTCGGCACAAATTTGGGTAATCTCGTTATAGGGAAGGTTTCGGCAGGAGCGCCGATACAGGCGGCATATTACAACGACCTGCGGATAAGGATTCGTGAAATGACGAAAATAGGCGCGGGCGGATATATACAGGAGCAAGCCGCCGGCGCACAGATAACGGCGCAGAAGATATTGGTTCTGCAAAGCGAAATTAATTCGGCTATAAACGCCATGTAAAGGAGATAAACATGAAATTAAAAATCATAGAATTATTAAACGCGATACCCGCAATGCAGAAATTATCGGCGGCGGATCTGTCATTGAAATGCTGCCATCAGTTGGATAAACTTTTTGAGAAAGTTGACAATGAAATAACCTTTTTCAACAGGAAATTGCAGGAGTTACAAGGGAAATATCCGGAAGCGGGCGATGAGTTCAAAGAAAAACAAAGCGAATTGCTGAATTTTGAAATTGAGATTGATTTTGTTCGCCCGGTGATCCGCGAAAGCGAAAATATCCGTATATCTGTAAACGATAAAAGATTTTTAAAAGAATTTATAGATTTTATTTATGAGGAGGCGAACGCCTGTTAAACAGGCGAATAATAATGACAAACAGGGTAATAAAAGAAACATATTTTCAAGACGGGTTCAGAATATCGGAAATCGAGGAAACATATACCTACATTGACGACCTTCGCGAGTACGGACGGTTTAATATCGAATACAGTAATATTCTCGAACGTATCGAAAAAGGCGAAAACCACGAGTTTATAATGGCAGAAAAGGTAAGAGTTGAGGAAATGCTGACAATTTACGAGGATTTCATGGCGAGATGGAAAAACGAAATGGGGAAACGCAATGGTTAGGCTCGAGTCGTTCGCCGTAGATTTGTACGGCGGTTACACGGACACAAAAGTGTTAAAACAGTACGACGACACGGTACTGGAGATAGGCGTGTTTGCGAACGGGAAACCGTTCGCGTATGAAAGCGTCAAGCTCGCCGCGCAGCTCGCCGACGAAACCGTAATCATCCAGAAGAAAAATATAACGACCGACGGTAACAAGGCGGTCATAGAGCTTGACAGCCGTATCATCTGCGAGGCGGGCGAAATTCGGTTCGAGCTAATATTTTACAACGCGGCAGGAAAGCAAATCAGTTCATATGTATTCGGCGCGTACGTCGAAGCGAGGATCTCGCAGAACTACAATCCCGAAATACCGCCGGATATGAGCGATTACGTGAGGAAAAACGAGGTTGGCAACGCGGGTGAAATTCTGTTCGATGACGGCGTAAGTTTTCAGGCGAAGTTAGACGCGGGAGATTTAAACGGCACCGATGGCACCGATGGATCTACAATACTGATCGGCGGAAACAATCCGGAACCGGCGGACGGTAAGCTCGGCGACATATTCATCAACAGCGCGACGTGGAACGTTTACGAAAAGAAAAACGCGACCACATGGCAGATACAAGGCAATATCAAAGGCGTACCCGGCGAGCCAGGAACGCCCGGCGTACCCGAGCCGCCGCCGCTGCGAGGTGAGGACGACCCTACAACAGCGGTAGCCGGAACGTTCGGGCAGCAGTACATCAACACGGTAACGGGCAGGGTTTTCGTGTGCGTTGACGATACCGAGCCGTATGTGTGGATGGAGCAGAATAAAGATTGGTCGGAAGACATAACAGATAAAATCGAAACCGCGATAGGCGGAGTATTGGCAGGTGAATTCTGATGGCAAACGTTGCAAGCAACTTGACATTGAGAGCGATAGTGACGGACATAGCGGAGGCGATACGAGAGCAGGAAGGGACGCACGAACTGATACCGGTGGTCAGGTACGCGGAGAGGATCCGCGCACTGCCCGTGGGTGGCGGGGTTGATATATCCGACTGTTTCGGAGTGGCGGAAATTCCTGCGGAGTTGCGGAATGGGTGGTTGTCTTCGTTCATATTGAGCAGCGGGGATATATTTTTAATTTCGTCAGGAGAAAATACTGAAATATGGCATTTGGACATTGTAACTAATCAAATAACGCAATTATGCGTTATTGGTAGTAGTTGGGAATACTGGTATGAAACCAAAAACGGAGATTTGTTTGTCAGCAGCGAATACGAAGGCATCTTGAAATGGAACGGCACTACGTTTGTGCAGGTATACGCTACAGGTGGCGGGTGGATGTACTGGCATGAAAGCAGCGCCGGAGATATATTTGTCAGCGGCTACGACGCGGGAATCCTGAAATGGAACGGCACGGAATTTGTTTCTGTATACGCTACAGGTTCCGGTTGGCAATACTGGCATGAAAGCAACGCCGGAGATATATTTGTCGGCAGCTACGGAAGAGACACGGGACTCCTGAAATGGAACGGCACGGAGTTTGTTTCTGTGTGCGATACAGGTTCCAAACGGCGATACTGGCATGAGAGCCGCAGCGGCGATATATTTGTCAGCAGCTACGACGCGGGAATCTTGAAATGGAACGGCACTACGTTTGTGCAGGTATACGAAACAGGTGACTATTGGAGCTACTGGCATGAAAGCAGCGCCGGCGATATATTTGTCAGCAACGAATACGAAGCGGATATCCTTAAATGGAACGGTATGGAATTTGTTTCTGTATTTAATTTGGGTTACTGTTGGCGCTACTGGCATGAGTGCAAGAATGGCGATTTATTTGTAGGCGGCTACGCAGAAGGCATCGTAAAATGGAACGGCACAATGTTTGTTTCAGTGTATGACACAGGCAGAAATTGGGCATTCTGGCATGAGAGCGAAAGCGGTGATTTATTTGTCGGCAACGGCAACTACGCCGAAGAGGGAATCCTGAAATGGAACGGCACAGAATTTGTGCAGGTATACGCTACAGGTGGCGGGTGGATGTACTGGCATGAGTGCAAGAACGGAGATATTTTTGTCGGCAGCGAATACGAATACACGGGAATATTGAAATGGAACGGCACAACGTTTGTGAAGGTATACGATACAGGTTCCGGGTGGCGATACTGGATTGAAAATCCTAATGGAATTTTCGTTTCCAACCATTATCTGTCCGGACAATTGAAATATGACCCCATAGCAAAAAAATTCATAATGTACCGCGCGGATTATACGGGAAAACCATTCGTCGGTGATTTGACATTCTACAGCGACAACAATACCACGGGCAGGATTTATAACAGTGTCGGCGCGGCTGTACTGGAAAATACATATCCATATATTAGAACGAACGGTGCGTATGCCTGCGCGTTGAGCGTAGACAATACGCAGTTGTTATATTCCAAATCCGTATAGAAGGGGTGTTATCATGGAGGAAATAATCAAAATCATCGGCAATTACGGAGTAATGGTGTTGATAGTCGTTCTTTACGTCTGGGGAAATATCAAACAGACCAAATATATAGAAACGACGCTGACGGAGATAAAATCGTACTGGGACGCGGTGAAGCCCGTCATCGAAATCCTGCGCGATGAAACGATGAACCGTTCGGCGGTACTGAACGCCATGCAGAGCAGCATTGACACCGTCAACGCTACCGTTCAGCGCACAGACAAAATTACGGAATATATGCAGAGTGACATCCGCGAGATTCGCGCGATTCTCAACAAAAGTCCGTTATTAACGGACAAAGGAGATGATTTTCGTGCTTAACCCGTACAGAGAAGATATATCGAAACTGCGCGTCACGTCGCCTTACGGTATGCGCGGCGGGGTTCTGCACAAAGGGATCGATCTCGTGTCCGACGGCGACAAAACACTCGTGGCGATCGGTGATGGCGGAATCATCACCAGTACGATGGTAACAGACCCGAACAACATCACGAGCGAGTGGGGCGAATACGTGCGGCTCGATTTAGATTCCGGCGAGCGCGTTTTCTACTGCCACCTGCGCGAACGGCTCGTAAACGTCGGTCAGCGCGTCAGGAGAGGCGACAGCGTGGGGGTAGAAGGCAATACGGGTAAATCCTCGGCTTCGCACCTGCATCTCGAAATACGCCCTCCGGGCGCGTCTACGGACGCGATCGATCCCGCGGCGTTCATCGGTATCGAGAACGAGGTGGGCAGGGTTACGCCCATCATCACTGAACCGCCTCCGGAGGTGGATTTGGAATATGAACGGTTCAAAAAGAAAATGGTTCGTTATTTGGCGGAGACTGCGGCGGACGAAACCGTCAGCGAGTGGGCTGTCACGGCGCGGAAGTGGGCGATGGATAACGGCATATCCGACGGCACAATGCCCCAACGGTTCTTAAAACGCGAGGAAGTGTTGGCGATGTTATACAGGATTTATTTGAAGGGAGGGATTTTAATAGTGAACATGATTGAGCAAATCGAAAACAATTTTGTGTACCACGCCCCGAAAGAAGGGCAGCCGGAGATTTATCAGAAGCTGCGCGACAAAGCGAAGGAATTTGCTTATATGATTAACGAGTTAGTTCCGGACAGCCGCGAAAAGTCATTGGCGATAACGCATCTTGAAGACGTTGTCATGTGGGCTAACGCAGGGATTGCGAGAAACTAAAATTTAGGAGTTGTATTAAAATGAAAGCAATGATAAGTCAACCAATGGCAGGATTAACCGATGAGCAAATCGTCGAAGCGAGGAACAGAGCGATTAAGTCCCTTGAATCTAAAGGGTTTGAGGTTATCAACACGTTGTTCACGGACGAATGGTATTCAAAACACAAAATGGAGGAACGCGGTGTTGTTCAGATTCCTTTGTGTTTTTTAGCGAAATCATTAGAAAACATGAGTTTGTGCCACGCGGTATATTTCGTTAAAGGATGGGAAAATGCGCGCGGGTGCAAGATCGAACATGAAGTCGCGTCGAAATATTGCGTGCAGATAATTTATGAAGATGAACAAACATGAAAAAAATTAACTGGTTAGAAAAAGTCGCAGACCCCAAGTTCTGGGTAGCGATTATCGGCGTAACAATCGCCTTGCTTGTAGCTTTCGGCGTTGACGAAGTTACCGTTGAACAGGTATCGGCGGTTATAGGGGCTTTAGGCGTAGCGGTGGCGTTTATTCTGGGCAAAAGCTACGAAGACGGGAAGCGAGAAGAAGGGGTGAAGATTGGCGAGATCGTCGCCGATATAACGGCGGATCTCACGGATAAAATTGTTGAAGAATTAAGCAAAAATAATAAACAGGACGATCAACATTGATTGCCCTGTTTTTTATGTGCGTTCATAATTAAGTTACAATATAAATACAAAAAAGACTTTATTTTCACGTTAAAACGTGGTATAATAATATCGTAATCAAGAAAGGGCGGCGGGTTGTTCCTCTGAAAGGAGGGGCGAATGACATTACTTGAAGTAATCGCGTTGCTCATGTTAATAGCAACCGTCATTGACATTGTAGTAAACATCTACAAAAAGAAATAACACCACACCTTAAGGAATAAGGCATGGCGCTTCCTTCAACTCCAAATTGAAACGAGGAGCGACCGACCCTGACCAAAAGGAACCGCCCTCATTGATTACATTATAACACATATATATTAAATTGTCAATAGACAAAGTAAGTAAAAGGCGTGGTAACGATGGAACTGAAAAGAATCAGGCTTGAAAAAAATTTTTCGGTGCAAAAACTAAGCGAATTGACAGGAATCCATCGGCGGACGATTGAAGATATTGAAATCCGCGGCGATTGCGTTGTGTCAAACGCTATCAAATTAGCTAAAGCGTTAAACGTCGATTTAAACGAATTATGCGGGTTCGATCCGCTAAAAATAAGGATTGAAAACAAACCGGAATAGGAGAAGAACAAGTATGTTTAATTATCTCACGTCAGCGAAACCCGAAAATGGGGGCATAGCTCTTCGCTTCGCTTTTCCAAATGGATATGGAGCTTCGGTGATTCGGCACGACTATTCATACGGACACGAAGAAGGACTCTGGGAACTCGCCGTTTTACTAAATGATGAAATAGCTTATAATACGTCAATTACGAATGATATTCTTGGAAGTCTAACAGAAGGTGAAGTTCAAGAGATACTTGAAAAAATTAAAAAATTGGATTAAAAGCAACTTCCGAAACGAAAACAGAGGATTAATTTCCTCTGTTTTTTTATTTACGTTCATAATTAAGTTACAAAATAAATTTTTAAAAACCTCTTGACATATGTGTACGAGTATGATATAATATATATAGTAAATTGAAAGGAGGTGAAAAAATGATTATACTGGAAACAATAAAAACAATCGTTCAGATAATCGCCTTCAGTGCAATGGCCATGTACTGGATAAGGCGAAACATGAACGACTGGCGCAAAAAGTAAGGTCTGGGGCTTACAGCCCCGCCTTACGTCCAGTATATCATAAAAATTTATGAAAAGCAAGTATTTTTTGCACGGTTTATCATTATTAATTTGTTTGATGACGCTCATTGATATTAATTATTCGGCTTTGAAAATCCTCGATGTTATATTGCTCGCGTTAATATCAATCGTCGTCGTTTCAGTCGCGGCAAATATTTTCATCGAAAGGAAAAGAAAATAATGGGCAAAACATCAGCGGCGGT